TGCCGTAGCCACTTGATTAACGCTATTCATTAAGGTTTGTGCAGCCGTTAATTTAACAAGTGTTTCCCTAAACTTTTCGCTCTCTACACCACTCAAAGCCATAGCACTTTGGATGCCACCATATACGGCAATCCCTGTACTCATTCCTTGCATAGCACCCTCTAAATTCCTTTGGTCATCTGCAAGTCTTTTCGTTTCGTTTTGAATATCTATATATCTATCTCTGAGTTGGGCCGCTTTCTGTAATGCTTCCTTTCCTACAGGTGTTTCTCTTCCAGCACTTAATGCTATAGATTGATAAGCCTGTATTTGCTTATTCATATCCCTAACATTCAAAGGAGTTTCTTTGACTATTTTATTAATGTCAGCTAATTGCTTTTCGTAAGAATCGCCACTTTTTAAAACGGCATCATATTGCTTCTTAGTGCTTCCTATCGCCTTATTATAATCTTTTTGGTCTTTAGTAGCCTCCTTCGTGTTACTATTGATTTTAATATTAATAGTCTTATTTTCAGCCATTGTCTTGTGCTTTTAATTTCTTTAACATTTGTTCACGTTTCTTCTGCTTATATATCGCCTTAACTCCTGTTTCATAACTATATAATCCCTTTGCTATTTGTACATTCTCTGATGCTTCGTAAAAATCATCTATTGCCAATAAGTCTATAATATGTTTTAACATTATGGTTGTTGTTGTATGTATATTTGGTTAGTAGTTTGTGAGCCATTAGAATACGTATAAGTAACCGTTAAAGTGATTAGCTCAATAGTACCCTCTTCAGTTCTTACTCTATCACTATCTTCCGTGTTTATGTAGTCTAAATCATCTTCCGTTTTTAATACCGTTGTAGCGTTTGGATTTTCTGGAATACAAACCTCTATTCTTTGCTCAGTATATATTGTACTTGGTGTTATTGTTACTCCTGGAGCAGTAGTTGTTATGTCCGCTTGTACGGCTTGTTTAGGGAACAATATAGCTATGTCTAAACATTGCGCATCTTCACTTGGTTTTAATGGGTCTACTAATGCCAACTGTTCTGGGAGTAATGGTCTAAAATCATTTATCAATACAAAGTCTACATTTCCATTGTTCAAGTTAGACTTCATTGATTCTATAATGTATCTTTTGTCACGAATAATTACACGGTCATTTAAACGAAGATTAGTAAGTAGGCTTACAGGTAGATTCGTTTTTACGGTAGTTCTTCTGTTCTTTAGATTAAACAAATTCAGCAAATATCCACTATAGTATGTTTTAAAAAGTGTATTTTGTTCTGCTATATTCGTAAGCGTACTTATATCAGCATTAAAATTAAGTGTAAAGTTTTGACTTAATACATTTACATCTTGTCCAAAAGGAACATAATCTGTTAAGATGCCTCCAAAAGTACCGCCATTAAACCTGTAATCTTGTGCCAGTTGTTCATATTGATAAATTATCATAGGATTAGGAACATACTTGTTTCCATCTTGATTTATTGTTTCGCCTATTTGTAGATTCGTGCCTTGAAATCTTTGCATCATCATATTCTCAAAAGGCAACTCTACTTTAAAAATACCGCCATCATAATCAAAAGTATTCTTTGTGTTTCCATAACCACGACCTGTAAGATTTTTAAATATCGTGTTTGTAGCACTTTCACTTTCTTGATAATTAAATTCTATTGTTTTAAATAATTTAAGCCTATCTACTTTAACGCTTTTAATATCCGTGTATTCCGTTATATCTACAACTGCACCTTTAGCGTACCAATCATCTAACGGCTCAACTTGAAATACATTTTGGGCCGTTCCATAACAAGTTAAATTAAACATCTTTAGAATGCCTGTAAAAAAGTCCGATACTTTCATATCTGGAACATAGTTTAAGATGCTTATTTCGTTTGTTAATATTGCCGTTCCTGTTGCTTCATATTTGTTTTCTACAAAGTTTGAAGTAATACCCGACGTGTAAAAAGCATTTTGCCAATATCGTATTTTAAATGCTATTGTTAAAGCCTCCGTTGCTCTTACTCTAAAAGTATATTGTTTATTTAACGTAGACTCGTTAGCATCTAATGCTATTTGCCAAGCTCCTCCTCCTTGAAATTCTATTGTTTGAACTACTTGATTATTCAAAAGAACGTCAATAATATAAGGGATTGAAATATCACTTACACTTGTAACACTTAAATATACTTCGTGATTGTAAAAAGAAACATAATCTACTGAGGTAGCACTTGGAAAGGCAGTAGAGAAAGGTGTGAATTGATAATTTAAAGTATCATTTGCTAAACTAAAAAAGTCAGTATATACTGCCGTTGTGTTATCGTTTCCAGGATTAGTTGAGCCACCTGTTAAATCTATTATTTTTGGATTTGTATAAAATGTAAAATTTTCACTATTCTTACAATATAAATATGCATTTTGAAACCGCTTATCAGTTAAAAATGTTCCATCTAAAGTTACTCCGTATCTACCTTGAATAGCTCCAAATATTGCAGCCAATCTTACGGCTGGAAATAATTCATTATACAATACGCTACCCGTTCCTGTTGGACTTATATCCCTACTGTCCCCTGTATCGTATGTTACATCTCTATTAAATATTAATGGATAACGTACCACATAATTTGTAGTTCCATCTATTATTCTATTTTTTACCTCTAAACCTGTATAATCGTGTGCGTATATGTTAAGAAGCGTTAAATCTTGAAGTTTATCGTCAGCGAACTTAGTTTTTAAACTTGTTATATCTCCGTAAAAAGTAATCTGATACGAATACGCTTGATTGTTTTTTATTTCGCTTTTCTCCAGGCTTATAGTTCCACTTCTAAAAGATGTTAAATCTATTTCTATAAATGCGCTTCTTCTTACGTTATGGTCTATTGTACTACTAACATCATTCTGGTAAAAGTGCTGAAATATAGCATCATTCTTTGGAGTGCTTGGAACGCTAAAGGACTGCGAGAAGTCCGTAAATACTTTGCTAATATCTTGAATGTCTTGTTGTTTACTTGTAACGCTTATTATTTCGTCTTTAAACAAGTCTAATCTTTGACCCTCTATATATACCTGTACCGTTCTCATTAAGTTACTGTATTAATCATATCAAAGGCAAAATCAAAATCAAGTGTATAGTTAATCATTCCGTTGTTTATGCCTTTTTGCTTCTCTAAAGATTTTGTTTTTATTTTAACAGGTGTGTAATCCGTGTTTACCTCATAATCTAATAAATGAACTCTTTCACTTAGCATCAGCTCTTGGATATATTCAGCATATAAATCATTGACCCATCCTGTATTTAGTTTAATAGTTTCAGTACCGTTAATATTGAACTCTTTTATTTGCCCATTATCTTCTGCATTATATGGTAACGTAGCTGGATTGAATTTATATTCATTCGTCTTTACGGCTATGCTTCTTTTTTTAGATTTCATAAACCATATTCTTGACCAGCTACCAAAACGATTTATAAAGTCTACTGCCACAGGGCTATACTTTGGCTCACATCGTGGCTTAAAGTAACCCTCCCAAATAGTAGCACCAAATCCATCTCTATGCTCTACCTTATTTCCATCAGCTAAATAAGGCTCATATACTCTTGCAAAGGTCTTTATTCCATCTGTTGTAAGCGTGTATGATTGTTGCGCTCCTGTTGCTGAATTGGTATATACTATCTTATCTGCTGCCTGGCCAATCATATCAAAGCTACCAGCCATATTATCTGGTCTACTTGATAAAAGGCTTGTATTGTGATGATAAAAATAAGTACCCTCAGACAGTAAGACCGTATCTTGAAAAGGCTTATTTTGTCCATCCATATAATAAGCATAGCCATCCATAAATTCCCCTGTTTCAGTTGTTACAGGTAAATAAGTTCCACCTACAAGCTTCCAAGTTTCTATATGATAATTAACCCTATAATCCGTGTTTATGTCTACATCATAAGTATTGTATATATCTGCCCATTTCGTAAGGTTAAAGTATTCCCTTACATAAGGCGAAATATTATAAAATGTATCTATATTGTTAGACGCTGGTATAAGTTTATCAAGCGTGTATTGTGGGTCTGTTGGTTGGCTTCCTGTGTTCCACAAATATAATTCTACTTTGCTTCCCTCTTGACCTGTTTCTGATACCTCTACAATATATGGACTTCGTGCTAAATTCATTTAGATAATTTTTTAAAGTTTTCTTTTGTTATGCTATTAAATAATGTTTCCATATCCTTTACATATTTTTTAGTTACTGCATTAGGTAGTTGCTTATAATATTTCTCAAATGGCTTTGTAAAGAACATACTTGGCTTAATGCCTTTATTCCAGATGCTTCTAATAATAGTTCTTGCCGTTTGCTCATAGCTTAAGAATTTCCCTTGCTTATCTCTAAACTGAAAGCCTTTTCTTTTTACCCATTTATTAATGCCCTTTGTTAACCCTCCACTTTCTCCACTACCTGTTCCAAATTTATAACCGCTTAAACTCTCTCCACTCTTAACACCTTTAACCCCTCTATCTTGATACCATCCATAAGGCTTCATTTCAAAAGTAATTTGAACGCTATTAGGTGATTCCTTTACATAAGATTTCAAGCTATTTGCTAATGTACCTGTATCTCTTGGTAAGCCTTTTTTCGCTTCCTGTATTACCTTATCTCTAAAGTTATCTAATAGCTTTTGTACCTCTCCTTTTTTCATTAGCAGATAGTCAT